TCACCATCGATAAGATGCTTGTTGCTTCCACTTTCTTGGCTAACATCGACGATGTAAAGAATCACTACGACATTCGTTCAGTATACGCTAACGAGTTGGGTAAAGCACTTGCTGTTCGTTTCGACACCGCTCTTGCTAAAGTGTTCATTGCTGCTGCTCGTACCGGAGCTAACTTAACTCAAGTTGGTAAAGGCGGAAGCATCCTCGATATCAGTGCTAACACCTTCGTTAACTTCGGAGATGCTAATTCTGACGCTGGTGATCCTACTGGTGCTGAGTTGGTAGCTGCTTTGTTTAGTGCTGCTCAACGCATGGACGAACACGATGTTCCTAGTGACGGTCGTTTCTGTGTATTGCGTCCTCAAGAGTACTACAAGCTTATCACTGGTGCTGACGATTCCAACAGCTTCTCTCTTACTTCTGCTATCAATAAAGATATTGGAGGAGCCGGAAGTCTTGCTGCTGGTAACATTCCACAGATCGCTGGTATCAGCATCTTCAAGTCAAACCACATCCCATCAACTGACCTCAGCGGTACTTCTACTGGCGACGGTGAGTCTAACAACGATGTGTTTGGCGGAAACGGAGTAGGATACAACGGAAACTTCACCACCACTAAAGGTATTGTTTCTCATTCTGCTGCTGTAGGAACTGTTAAACTGCTTGATCTTGCTACCGAATCTGAGTATCAGATCGAGCGTCAAGGTACGCTTTTTGTTGCGAAGTATGCTATGGGTCACGGAGTTCTCCGTCCTGAGTGTGCTATCGAATTGATCGCATAACCCTGTTTTCTCTCGGTGTTGGGAGGTCTGTGATTCGTTCCGCTCCCTCCATCGGGATTACTTTTTTATAGAGCTATGGCACTTACGACTAAACTAAATGCAGTAAACACTATCATCTCCGTTATTGGAGAAGCACCAGTAAATACATTAGGAGGGACAGCAGTTCCGGTAACAGTCGTACAAGCGGAAGCAGTGCTGGACGAAACCAGTAAAGCCATACAGTCAGAGGGTTGGCACTTTAATACAGAACACGAATACACCCTTACTCCTGACTCTTCCACATCTAAGATTACATTACCTAGTAACACGCTGAAGGTAGACTTAGACCCACAACTTTATACAGACAGTGATCCAGTACAGCGTGGACTTACTCTATACGATAGAAAGAATCACACGGATGTATGGACCAAAGAGGTTAAAGCCTCGATTACTTTTGAGTTAGCATTCACAGATATGCCTGAGCAGTTCAGACACTACATCACAGTCAAAGCAGCTCGTATCTTTGCTAACAGATTCTTAGGCAGTAGAGAGATTGAAGGGTTTGCTTTGAGAGATGAGATAGAAGCGAAAGCCCGTGCTATCGATAGTGACTCTGAGAATGCAGACAGAACTATCTTTGACCACTACAGCGTACTAAGAGTATTAGATAGATAAGCGATGCCTCTGTTAGTAAACAGTGTACCTAACCTAGCACAGGGCGTATCGCAGCAGCCTGACAATCTTCGTTATCCAGGACAATGTGACGAACAAATCAATGCTTGGGCTACTGTTGTTGAAGGATTGGTAAAGCGTCCTAATACAAGACACACAAGCAAACTGTTCACAAGTAAAGTAAGCAACGATGCATTTGTACACTTTATAGATAGAGACGACGATAATCAGTTTGCTGCTGTTATAGATAATAATCAGGTATCGTTATTCAACTTAGCTACAGGAAGTCCTGTTAGTTTAGCTGTATCAGCTAGTGCTCAGACCTACCTAAATAATGTTACCACTCCTCGTACTGATGTTAAAGCTCTGACAGTTGCAGACTATACATTCATAGCTAACAAAGAACAGACGGTATCATTGGGTGCTTCTCTTAGTTCCACACTTCCTTACGAAGCTTTAGTGTTTGTTAAGTTGGGAGACTACAGTAAAGAATACAGTGTAGAAATAGATGGTCAGAAATTTATTTATGAGAGTGGAGACGGACAGAACTCCACTGCTGATTCCACAGGTAATTCAGATGGTACAGGTAGAGATGCGGATACTGAATACATAGCTGGGCAGATCGCACAGACTTTAGGAACAGGTGGTCAAGTAACTTCTGTTACAATAACAAACGGAGGAAGCGGATACACCACACCACCTGATGTTACATTTAGTAATCCTGCTACAGGTACTGATAATGCTGAAGGATATGCTTTGTTGTCAGGAGGTGTTGTCACTGAAATTGTTGTTACCCACGGAGGTAGAAAATATACATCAGCACCCACTGTTACATTCAGCAGTGGATCAGCCACAGCTACCGCTACAATAGCAACTACTGGCGTGTCTCAAACAGTTGAAGTACAGAATGCTTGCATCAAGATTACAGGTACATCTGATTTTCAGATTGGAACTAAGGATGGATTAGCTGACCAAGGACTAGGTTTAGTTTACAAAGAAGTAGGTAACATTACAGACTTACCATCTAAATCATACCACGGATTCCGAGTTAAAGTGCGTGGTGATACAGAGCTTGTACAAGATGATTACTATGTAAAGTTTGAGGTACACGATGAAGAAGCATTTGGAGAAGGTACTTGGGTAGAAGATATAGGATACGGTGTAAAGACTGAGCTGAATGCTACCACTATGCCTCTACAGCTAGTACCGGATGCCACTTTTACCAACTGGACATTAGATGTTACTGATTGGTCAGACCGTTTGGTAGGAGACGACGACACGAATCCAGCTCCTACATTTGTAGGTAGTAAGATAAACGATATGTTCTTCTTTAAGAATCGTCTGGGTATACTGACTGACGACAGTGTTGTATTCAGTGAAGCGGATGAGTTCTTTAACTTTTGGAGGGCTACTGTACTACAGCTGCTAGACAGTTCTAGGATAGATGTAGGAGTCAGTCACACAAGAGTAGCAATACTTAAACACGCTGTACCATTCCAAGAGAAGTTATTGTTGTTCTCTGAGAATACACAGTTCGTACTTAGAGGCACTGACTTGTTAACACCTAAGACGGTAAGCATAACACCAGCTACTGAATACAACTCCACACCAGAGATTCGTCCAATCGTACTGAATAACTATGTATACTTCCCATTCAAACGGAACGGATATGCAGGAGTTACTGAGTACTATGTAGACAACGACACTAATATCTTTGATGCAGCGGAAGTAACAGCTCAAGTACCTACTTACATACAATCTGATGTTATCGCTATGGCGGGTACTGCTGTTGAGAATGTATTAGCACTGGTTAACAATCAGAACAGAAAAGAGATATTTGTGTATAAGTATTTCTGGCAAGGTAAAGAGAAGATACAATCAGCCTGGCAGAAGTTCACACTTAGTAGAGATGTTATCGGATTGGACTTCATCGAGTCTAACTTACACTTGGTAACGAACGATACTACATCCACCTACTTAGAAGTACTACCACTAGAGAATGATCTACAGGACACTGGACTTACTTATACTATCTGTTTAGACAGCAGGATAGACGGTAGTGCTTTGACTACTAGCTTTAGTGGTGGTATTACTACGATCAGCGGGTTTCCTTACGATCCAGTAGATGTTGAGATATTTAGTAAAGCTGGACACAAGTATGCATTTACTAGGACATCAGTTACCGAAGGTACAGTCAGTGGCGATATAACATCTGTTCCATTCTTTGCGGGTATCCCGTACAATATGTTGTACAAGTTCTCCGATCAAACACTGAAGCAACCAACAGAAAGAGGGGGTCGTAGTGCATCTGATTACACATTCCAAACGATTCGTAGCGGTAGCTTGAACTACGCAGAGACTGGACACTTTATTGTGGAGGTAACTCCTAAGTTTAGAGATACATATAGCTACGCATTTAATCCTGATATACTAGGTGCTGACTTAACACTTAACAGTTTCACACCACAAGACGGACACTTCAGGTTCCCCGTGCAGGCACAGCCAAACGATGTAACAATCGAAGTGAAGAGTAGTTCTGCCTTGCCTGTTAAGTTGTTAGCTGCAGAGTTTGAATCCATGATGATACCGAGAAGCAGAAGATATGGAGCTTAGAATAGATGAAGCACAGGGGGATATGGATGCAGCTGATCTGTATGAGGACCTGCGGGAGGAAGACATGTTAGAGATTCTTGGATTGATGCACCACCCTAGAGATGCTGTGTATATGTCGTACGGTACATCTAGCAAGTGCTACAGTGTACGAGATGATTTGAACAATCTATACTGCTCGTTTGGAGTGTGTCCTATCAACGGTACTAATATCGGAAGTGCTTGGTTATTAGGTACTAGAAGATTACCAAAGATTAAGAAGTTCTTTTTACAGAACTCTAAGGAGCGTATGCAGGAACTACTAGTAGGATTTGATTACTTAACTAACTTTGTTATGCGTAGTAACACCCTGAGCATTAGATGGTTGGAGTGGTTAGGGGCTGAGTTTAACGATTGTCAGTACGAAAACTATCTGTCATTTATATTAGAGAGGAAGTAATTGTTATGTGTTTTCCAGCAATAGGTGCAGCAATGTTAGGTTATACCGGAACTGGTTCTGTGGCTGCTGCTACAGCTGCTACTGGATTAAGTAGTACAGGTTTAGGTATAATGGGAGCCACTACTGCTTTAGGTGTAGCTTCTCCTCTTGTATCGTATGCAGGGCAGCGTCAGCAAGCTAGACAACAAGCAAGATACCAAGCACAAGCACAAGCTGCGGAGCGTCAGCGTTTCCTACAAGAACAGACCTCTCTTCGTATGCGTCAAGCACAGGAGCAAGAGGCAGTCGGACGGGAACTTGAACAAGTAAGTCGTAAATCACAAGCAGCACTTGCTAGAGCTAGAGTATCTGCTGGAGAAGCTGGTGTAGCGGGTGCATCTGTTCAAGCGTTGATGGATGACTATATGAGGCAAGAAGCTGGTTATCGTAGTGCGTTAGCTAGACAACAAGAGCTAGGAGCATTAGGTACAGGCTTAGGACTTGAACAAGCAGGGTTTGCTACACAACAGCGTCAGATCGGATTGTCACAACCAATAGATAGACCAAACATTCTTACTGCTGGATTAGGTGCTCTTCAAGGAGGTCTTAGTGGTTATCGTACAGGATTGGAAATTAAAAGAATGCAAAGCTAATGGCTAAGGAACGAGTACAAGTACAAGGACTAGGGGATGTTGCTCCTGGTATTCAGCCTACCATTCAACGAGCAGGTCAGTACGGCATTCAGGTGCAGAAGGCTGGGACTAATAAGTTACAGCAGTTAGCAGGTGCTCTTAGTCAGATAAACCCAGTGCTACAGCAGTACGGTGCTTTACAGAAACAACAAGAACAGATCGGTATTGAGGAATCTAAACTTGTAGAAGAACAGAATGTTATAGCTGAACTGAAGAAGCAGAAAGATGTAGACGGATTTAGTTTGTTAGCTACTACCAACAGAGACAGAGCATTTAGAGATGCGTTACTTAAACGACACATCAATAACACGATGCTTCCTAATTTAGAAGCTAAAGCACAGGACTTAATTAATCCTGAAAAATACAGAACTAGAAATGATTTGTTTCAAGCTGCAGATCAAACGCTGTCCGATGAATGGAGTGCGTTCGTAGCTGAAGTAGGTGAAGAAGTTGCTAACAGTACAGCAGGTAAAGCTATGTGGAGTGTTGTTACCTCTCCGTATAAAAATGAACTAGCAGCTAAGTACGAAAAAGCTAAAGATACTTTTGTAGCTGGAACTATCAGTGATGATATAGGTAAATATTTAAAGCCTAGGTTAAATCGTTTTGATGAAGTTTCTGGTAAATATATTATAGATGTTAATGGTATAAAGGATGGAGTGGCGGTATTCGACGAAAGATTATCAGAAGACTTACCTCATTTAACTAAACCAGAACGCAGTAAATTTTTAGTAAATAACTTTGCTAACGAGCTAGAAGGACTTTATGCAGCTCAAAGATATACAGATGCTTCTCGTATGTTGTCCGTCCTTAAAACCACAGAGTTAAACGATTCCTTTATATTCACCACACCTACAGCTAAAGATATACTTAACCCAATAGAAACTAAAATAAATAACGCTATTGAAAAGTATGCCGATAAAAAAGAAAAGAAGAAGGTAGGTATCTATGTTAATAAAGTAACGGAGGCTCAGAAAGCTTTATACTTAGTTAAAACTAAAGAGCAATTAGATGCTAATCCTGTTTTGAGAGCTGAACTAATGGAAGCTTTTTCATTCAGCGGTTTAGGGAATGGTGAGGTACTTACAGAAGAAAGAAAACAACAAGCTATTGATGAGTTATTTAATCCTGATGTTCCTGGTTTACCTCTTCAAAAGTTTATACCTATACTAAAAAAATTAGCTAAAGAAGGCGGTGAAGAATCTTACGATCATTTGTACGATGGTCTGGATGATATAAACGAGGGCCTTATCAATGCTATAAAAACTCCGGGTGCTCCAGTTGTTTTAGACGATGAAACGAAAAAGGACATAATTGAAAACCCTGTTAGTGGTTTAAAAGCTAAATTAAAAGAAAACCCTAGATTAAGTTTACTACAATTCCAAAGAGAACATCCTACAAACTTTGAGGTATGGAATGATCTAAAGAAGGAATACGCTGATTTAACTCGTTCTAATTATGTGTTCGATACAAATGTATGGAAAACTTCTAGCGATATTTTTGAAGAAAGATTAACCCAAGTTAATAATAAAATCATAGAGGATTTTGAGATCAAGACTACCGAAGCTAAACAAGAATTAAAATCAGAATCTGAAATATATTCAAAGGCTCTCCAAAGCGACATCGAAACTTTACTCAAAACTGAAGCAGCTAAACCTGAAATACTAGAATTAGAGCCGGAGGTTAGAGAAAGAAAGTTAAGAGAAAAACTAGATGAGATTGTTGCATATCATGCAGAGCGTTATCAAGGAATAACAAAAGCTATGATAGACTTCAAAGAGAACACAGCAGAGCGTAAAGTAGATGTAGAGGTCCCAACAGAACTTACATTAAGAAAAACACAAAAAAGAAGAGAAGCTGAGTTTGTTGAGTTTAAATCTTTAAAACCACCCGAAATGGTTAGCAGGAAAATAGGTAGAAGGGTGGTCATGCAACCCGCTGTTATATCTTCACAATTAATAAATGAAGATAGAAAGAAAATGATGGAGGGTGGCTTTGCTACTAGAAATCAGTTAAGGCTTTCATTATACCGTTACGGAATGGATAGGTGGAATCCTAAAGAAGCTGTTGAAATGATGGACCAAGCAGACATGACTTACCTTGATGTAAAATTATTTGGTAGCCACGCTGAGTTAGCTAAGGTAATGGATAAGTGGTTACCTGTTATGTATAAAGATATTGGTTATGTTGAAAAGGATGGTGTATTTGAAATAGGAGACGCTGGCTTTTTAACTGAAGAGGAACTTAAAATAAGAGATGAGTACCAATCTTTTGGTCTAGCACCTCTAAGTGAGGATGATATTGTAGAAAAAGTATTAGATGGTGCTAACGGTTTTGAAGAAGCACAACTTAGTTTACTTAGATGACGGAAGAAGAATACCGTAAGTATAAGGAGGAACGGAGAAAATTATACGGTCTTCCTAGTCTACCAGTAAGAGAAGTAGCTTCCCCTGAGCCTGAGATTCCCGATTATACTATATCATCAAACACTACACCCGAAGTACCTCAAGAAGTAATTGACGCTTATGCACAAGTTCAAGGTGAGGTAGAGGAAGGAAGTTATATAACAGGCACTGCTCTAGGTGTAGCTGGGGAACTAGGTTTAGGTATAGGTTTATCAAGGCAGCTGCACAAAAGCCAAAAGTATTTAAAATGGATTAACGGTGCTCGTAGAGTATCTATGGCTGGTATATTAGCACCAGAGCCTTCTACTACTGTAGCGGGTGTTGTAGGTTTAGCAGCTACTGAAGCAGGTATATGGGGTTTGTCTAATTTTGTTGGTCAACAGATCAGGCAGGGTTTCGGGTTACAAGATGAGTATTCAGTTGGAGAAGGTATAGCTGCCTCTGTCTTTGGTGTAGGTATTGTTACAAAGGCTGCTGATAAATTATTTAAACTGGGTCCTGGTATTGGTGCAGCTAACGCATGGAAAGGGCAAACAGCTTTAGTTAACGGTGCTGAAACTTTTATAAGCGGTAGTGTATTAGGTTTAGCTGAATCTGCATTGCGTCAAGAAATTGAAGCACAGATGAATGGAAAAGACCGTAATACTTATGACTATTTATTCTCAGGTATAGCGGGTGGTGCTTTCAATACTTTGTTTTCAGTGTGGGGACGCACGGGTAAATGGGGTAGAGAACAAGCAAACGAAGCTGCTACTAATGCTAAGAATCGTTTACTAAAAGATAAAGCTGATTTAATAGCTAAACAAAACAAGTTGGCTGGTAGAGCTGGAGCTGCTGCTAGAAGAAAAATACAGGGCGAAGTAAATCAAATCGATCAAGCTGTTGAAGTAATAGATGATAGTCTTAACGAGATTAAAGGTGCGGATGAAATACTAACAAAACAAGAACAGGAACCCGTAGCGGACGATTTACCAGAAGCTAAAGTTGAAGAAGAAGCACCTATACTTGAAGCTGAAGATATAGCTGAGATAAAAAAACAAGATGAGGAAATTGCAGCATCCAAAGATTTAGAGGAAAAAACAACACAAACTAAAGAAGCTGAGGAAGAAGTTGTTGAAGAACCTACTAAACCTGAAGAACAGCCTGATGTTATTGAGAGAGAATCGTTACCTAGGTTTGTAGACGATGAGAGAGAAGATGCTTTTGACGCATTAGTTAGACAGACTGAAACATACGGTTTTGTTAATATAGCTGATAATAGAAGGATGGCTCGCATATCTCAAAGAATGTACGAGAGAAGTAATATAAACTTTGAAATATTTTCTAGAAGATTAAGAGAGGATGTAGGGGATGTTGATACTATTAAAGAGTTTCTAAATGAAGTTAAGTTCTTGCGTAAGTTAAACAATGAAATCCGTTATCCTTTAGGTTTAGCTGCGGGTGGTGGTGTGCAAGCTTTTAAGGGAGACTCAGATAAGTTCGCTTGGAGAAATGATAAAGCTAGTTACGCTAATCAAATAGAAGATGCGTCATACGCTAAACTAGAAGCAGACTTAGAGATAGCACTAGGTAAAGGAACTTTGTCTGAAGACGCTGACCTACTAAAACAACACAACGACTATGTAGAAGTTGACGAACCAAAGGTCGCACCTAAAGACGAAGCTGACTTAGAGATTGATGACGCTTTGATGGAGACTCCGGTATCTAAGGAAGTAGATGTTGAAACTAAACCTGCTAAGGAAGTAAAACAAAACTTAGGTAAGCGTAAGAAGAAGCTCCAAGAAAGGTTGGAAGAATTACAACAACGCTTCGGTGACCCTACTAAGTTAACAAAAGAACAAGCTAAAGAACTTAAAGAAGACCCTGACATCAAAGACTTAAAACAACGCATAAAGTTCTATGAAGAAGCGGAATCCGATGCGTTAGAAGTTGAAAGGTTAGAAGCTGAGTTGGCTAAGATAGCTGAGTTAGATGTAGCACCGCTGGGTGAACAAAGAGCAGCTGTTACTCCTAAACCTACAGGTCCAACCAAACCAGCAACTAGAGCGTCTGAGATAAGGACTAAGATAGCTAAAGTAAAAGCAAACATTAAACAGCGACTAGCTGAGATAGATAGAGCTAGGGTTGAAATGTCTGATGAGTTTCAAGCAGCTAAAGCTGAAGCAGCGTTTCAAAAGAAGATCAATGGACTGCAAGCTAAGTTAGATGAACTCCGTGCTACATTTGCGAAAGAACCAGAAGAACTTGTACCGGATAAACCTAAAGAAAAAGACCCACGAGTAAAAGACTTAGAGGATAAGATTAAGTTCTACAAAGATGCACAAGCTGAAGCTAGAAAGATAAAGGAGCTGGAAGCTGAAAGAGCTAGGTTGTTAGAAGTTGAGACAGGACCTCTAGGTAGGCAACGAGAAGAGATAACACCAAAACCTACGGGACCAAAGAAAGCACCAGGTAGAGTTGAGGAGTTGAATAAAGATATAGCTTTTCTGCGTAGTAATATGCGTAGCAGAATACGGGAAATAGACCGTGCTAGAGTTGAGATGTCTGACGAGTATAAGGCAGAGCAGTTACGCAAAGCATACGAGAACAAAAAGAACCAACTAGAAACAGAACTAGATGAGTTGCGTGAGCGTTTTGGTAGAACACCTGAAGATGTAGAAACTAAACCAGCTAAAGAACTTGAGCCTGAGTTTAAGGAACTCAAAGATAAGATAGATTACTACAAACAAGCTGAGAGAGAAGTAGCTAATATAATAGAACTTGAGAAGGAGCTGGCTAGAGTAGCTGATATAGAAGCCCGTAGTGTTATGGGTGAGTTGAGAGCTGAAACAGCTGTGCGACCTAAAGGACCTACTAAACCACTGAAGTCAGCTGAACTGCGGAAAAAGATAACGGCATCTAAAAGAAGGATGCGTAAGAAACTAGCTGACATAGATAAAGCAGCTCAACAAATAAAAGATGAAGACTTACGCTTAGAAATATTTGAAGACATGCAAGAAGCTATATTTCGTAGCATGGATGTAGATGCTGTCAACACTGCCACCAAAGCGTTCCGATGGGTGAAGCAAGCTAGACAGTTAGCTCTAATCGATCAGTTACCTTCTGTATTAGCTGGTGTTCCTACTGGTATTGGTGCTGTATACAAAAGATTTTGGAAGCCGTTATCTAGGTACATGGTTACAAGGATGGAAGGCGGTAGTGCTGAAGTTTCTAAGAAGATGGCAGCGATAGAAGCTCAAGCTGCTTTTAAAGTTATTAGTATGCAGAAAGATTTATTAGTAGCTATGAAGCGTTCTTTTCAACAGAACATAGATGTTACTGATAAGATGCGTGGTAAGTTAGCTACTGATATTAATAGATTACCACAAGGTGAAGCTGCATTATTAAACAAAGCTTATAGAAGTGCTAAACAGAAACAGGAAGGCTTAGATAACTTAGGTAACTATTTTATTGATACTATAGCTAATGGTAAGTTTATGGATTTGTTATCTCTTGGAGTTAGAGGTATACAAACTGTAGACGCTGCTTTCAAGAGACAGTTAATTAAAGGAGATATATACGCTGCATCTCAACAAAAAGCTTTATTAAATAATCCGACAGATTCTGCTAAGGCGATTAAAGAAGCTGAAGCAGCATATAAGAAAGCTTGGATAGATGACGACGGGTTAGAGGTCTTAGCATCTCACCACGAGTTTCAGGATAGGGTAGACAAAGTTAGACAAGAGTTATTGTTCGCTGCTAACACGGATGATTTAGACTTAGCTTCTGGTACTTATGTAACCGAAAAGATAATAGGATTACTTAAAGATTTAAGTTCCGGAGACGGTTTACCAGGTGCTGTTATCAATGCTTTCTTACCTTATATCGGTGTACCTATTAGAGCTGTATACCGTGGATCAAGATTGGTAGGGTCTCCTGCTTTGTTGTTATCTGCTAGAACTAAAAACAACCCATACAATAGAAGATTAGCTGAAGTGAAACAAAAGATGGCAGGTCTTCAGATGACTCTCAATAGAGATAATATAACTCCTGAGATGAAACAGAATGCTATGGGATTGATGCAGGAGCTAAGAGAAGAGTCTACACGGTTAACAGCTCAGAGAACAGAGTACAATGTAGATATACTTACGGACACTTTTGTAGCTACCTCTTTAGCTGTTATTGGATACGGTATGGCTACTAGTGGTATGATGACTGGTTCGCTTGCTTGGTTAACTGACGACCAAAGACAAAAAACAAAACTAGAACCATTTAAAGCTTTAGACTCAGATTATTCAGCTGCACTGCCTTGGTCTTTCCCTTTAGCTTTAGCTGCGGATGTAGGAGCATTCTTAAAGATTAGAGCCGAGGAAGATGCTACTGGTTCTAAGATTTTAACTAAAGACCAAACCTTGATACATGTCGTTAAAAATTCCCTTAAAGAATTAGCTAAAGAAATGCCATTGGCTCAGGGAGCTAGGAACTTTGAGGAACTGATAGACGGAGACGGTGAAGTATTTACTAGGGCTATGTACAGTTTAGCAACCAGTTACTTTCCTTATCCAGCTCAGTTTAGAAAGTTTATGCAAGCATACGAGACTATGGGTGATGCTGCTGTAAATGATTTAAGAGGAGGCGACTATAAAGATAGATTGTTATACTCTATATTCGGTAAAGGTATAGTTAATAAGAAGACGGACTACTTTGGTTATGATATACAATCTAATAGAACTTTTATGACGGAAGCTGTTATAAGACAAGCACCTAGAAAATCTATAGATCGTACACAGTTTGATGATATACTAGCTACCGACACACACGAGAACATACAAAGAAAACCTTCCACATTAGGACCTGGTATTAAGTTTACAGACTTTAGAGACTCTGAAGGTATGACACTTTCTTACGCTTTTGATTTAAGATTAAGAGATACTAAGATAAGAATTAAAGGTAAGAATCGTGTTATGGAAGATGCTATATACGATCTTATCAATAGTACAAAGTGGAATAAGAAATTTGAACAAGGCTTTAAGCCTAGTGAAACTAGACCGGATGTATATATCAACGAAGGTCTAAGAGAACTCAATACATTGATGCAGAAGTACTACAGAAAGGCTAAGGAAGATTTATTAAAAGACAAAGATTATCTGTATGATTTTGTGGGTCCAGATGACATGTCTTTGATAGATGTTATGGAACAATTAAAACAACCGGTTGAAGAGACTGGCAGACCTGCATCAATACGAGAACTGTTAACCAAGTGACTAAGTGCTTGAACTCCTAACTCAATAGTTAATAATATATTATCATGGCAAACACCTATGTAGACTACACAGCGGTCGCCTCTCAGACTGACTACAACTTTTCTTTTGAATACCTCAGGGACGAACATGTCAAGGTCAAGGTAGACGATATTATTGTAACAAACTACACTATCGTAACATCACCTACTCCTACTAAGATTCGTTTTAACACAGCTCCTGTTGCTGGTGCTGCTATTAAGATATATCGTGATAGTCGTGGTGATTTTAGTCCGCTTGTTGACTTTGTTGATGGTTCTGTACTGACAGAGAGTGAACTTGATGAGTCGTACAAACACAATCTATTCGTATCACAGGAGTCATCTGAAGGTACTGGTGGTGAATTACTTTTCAAGAAAGACGGAGTAAGCTACGACGCTGAAGGTAACAAGATAATAAACCTTGGTACTCCTACTACTGGTACTGACGCTGCTAATAAAGGATACGTCGATCAAACCATTGACAACTCGATAGCTCTAGGCGGTAGTCCTGCTATTGTATCGCTTGGTGGGTACGATGTTACTGCACTGGGTTCTTTAACACCTAGAAGTCTTGCTGATCGGTTTGCTGATGCCGTTAATGTCAAAGACTTCGGTGCGGTAGCTGATGCTAATTATTTAGACGGTGGAGTGTGGTATGTTGACGCAGGTTTAACAACCCCTGCAACTGATAGTACAGCGGCGTTTCAAGCAGCAGTCGCAACAGGTCGTGATGTTATTATTCCAAGTGCTAATAAACTAAGGGCTACACCTAATACATTGGCTGGTAATTATTTAATATCAGGAAGTATAGGTGAGCTACAGGAATATCAAACATTTAAAGCTGAAGGTTGGGTTTCTATTAAAGTTAATAACACAGGTTCAGATTTTACCGTGTTGACTTGTAGAAGTAATACAATTGTAGAGAATATTTGGTTTGATGGTTTTACGTCATCACAAGGCACTTGTTTAAAATTCTCAGGTATAGGTTATACCGCTGATGGTTACTCAGGTTCCTTACAAGTTAAGAACTGTTGGCTTAGAGGCTTCAATAAAGGTTATGTAGCGGATAATAGTTTTGATGCTATATTTTACGATGTCGAGCTTAGGCAGTGTGGTTACGGTGCTTATTTAGTTTCTGATTACATAGCTACGCATTACTTCAATGGTTGTAGGTTTATAGGAAACGGAACGCATGATGTTTATCTTGAGCTTACAGCTAATTCCGCAAATAGAGTTGTTACCTTTGAAGCGTGTACTTTTGACCCAATGGCTTCCGCGACTAACTCTAGCTGTAGATTAATAAACGCAGCCTTGGTTAACTGGAATAACTGTTACTTCGAAGCTTCCACTGACGGTACGAACAAACAAATCGAAGCTACAGATTCCATAAATTTATCAGTTAATAACTGTATAATGACTAAAACGGGTGGTATATCGCTAGATACTAGTCAGATGCAAATTAAGAATGTATGGAGTTTTGGTTTTGAAACTGATACCGCAGACCACGATCCAATCGTAGCTACTAACAGTAGCCGAGTAGTCATTGAAGATTCAACGATGCGGGGAACAGGTCACGATTTCACAAACGGTACTCTTTACTATAAAATCGTTAACAGTACAGTAACTTTAGGAGGAGTTGCTCGATTTTATCGACATAAAGTTGGAGGTAGTAATACGAATGAGTTGCTTGAATTACACGATAGTTCCGACAATAAAATTGTAGAAATAGATCAGGACTCGCTAAATATAATTAGTGGCAATCTTGAGCTGGCTGGTAATAACAAAATTTACACAGGAACGGGTGGCGAAGTGAGTGCCGGAGGTGCTTTAACTTTTAGATTGAGTGCTGTTGATGTTGATATACGACCGGTAATGATTAAAGTATTTTTACAAGGGAGAGATACAAGCAATAATGCTGTTACCAATCAAGCTAGTTGCGAGTATGTATTCACCGCTGTAAATGTCGTTGGGGGAGTCTGTCAGGTATCCCCTGTAACAACTGTACATGAATATGTATTTAGTGCTGCTTCGCATTTTAGTGTCACTTTGAATCCTAGTAGTTTGAATGATACAATCGATGTTGTACTAACAAACCCTGTTTCAGGTCAGACTTTAAACAGCACTTTCTATAAAGTAGAGCTTCTCGGATCACCTTGGGACTTAGATTCAGTAACCGCGTCTTAATAAACATTATGAACTTAACTTGGAAAATAAACTCACTTAAAAGTAAACCTGACGATGGTGCTGTTATTGAAGCCTCTTGGCAGTTGACAGCTGTTGAAGGTGAAGCAGTTAAAACACAATACGGTAAATCTGCATTTCAGGTAAACTCGTCTGACCCGTCATTCATACCTTACTCTGATTTAACTGAAGAAAAGGTGTTGCAATGGGTATGGGATTCAATGGATAAAGATGAGGTAGAAAGTGATTTAGGTAATAAATTAAATAGACAACCCAAATACAATATTGGGAAACCTTTTTAATGATCGACTCCCTATCTGGACTTCTTAATACCGCTCTAGCTGTCGCCCTTGGAGTTGTTGGTTGGATTATTAAACGCATGATCGAACGGTTAGATGTCGGTGATAAAAGGCTTACCAAGATAGAGGTGGAGTTAGCTGCACAGAGAGAAAGAGACGCTGCTGTTGAAAGTAGGATCGGTAAAGTAGAACAAGCTATCAACGAGATGCACGGTAAGCTGGATCGTATGATGGAAATATTAATGAGGAAATAGATATGCCAAAAGGATTATATTACAACATGAACAGAAGGAAAAAGCTCGGTATTAGCCGTAGCAAGAAGAAGTCTACCATTACACCTAAAGCTTACGCTAATATGAAGCGTGGGTTCCCGAAGAAGAAGTAACGATGCCTAAGTCTGTTTCACTATCCCTCGGTAGAGGTGAAAAGTCCCGTAAAGGTGGACTGACTGCTAAAGGTAGACGGAAGTACAACAGAGCTACTGGTTCTAAGTTGAAAGCCCCACAGCCTGGAGGTGGTCCACGTAAGCGTTCCTTCTGTGCTAGGATGTCTGGAGTGAAGGGACCGATGAAAGACAGTAAAGGTCGTCCTACTCGTAAAGCTTTGGCGTTGCGTAGATGGAAGTGCTAGCAGATGCCGATAAGACAAGTAGTTCGTCCAAATCCTTTATCGTTTCAACAACGAACGCTTGCTGCTGCGTCTGCTGCTAAAGCAAAAGAGAATGAAGAGAAAGCTACAACATTAGAGCAACAAGTGGAAAGTTTAGAGAGTGATCCATTCTTTGTTACATTGGACGGAGGTGGACCCGTATTAGAAGATACTGATATATTTGACGGAGGAGCACCTGATGCCTAGCTTTACAAAACGCATACAATTACGCAGAGGAACTTCTAGCGAGTGGTCAACAGAGAACCCAGTATTACTTGAAGGAGAGCTGGGAATTGAATTAGACTCCGCACGGAACAGAATTAAGATTGGAGACGGAACGACCGCTTGGAACTCTTTGCCGTATTTCTTGGACGCTCGTGAAGAGGAAGTAGGAGATTACCAAGACTTCCTTGATGCCTTGACAGGTACTCCTTAATTATTAATAACACCAAGGGATGAGCAGTCTACTTACACAGTTAGGTCAGAAAGTAAAAGCCAAGCTTGATAATAAGCTGAATACATCCGGAGGATTGATTAGTGGTACACTATCTGTTTCTCAATCTTTACAAATCGGATCGTATGATGGAGATAATTTACCTACTATAGGAACTTCTGGTAGAATAATCTATGTATCAAACGGTAACAGTGGTAGTCCTTGCCTAGCTATTGATGACGGTTCCGATTGGAAAGTTATAGCTCTTGGAAGTACAGTAAGTACTGCTACTCATATACTTGCAGAAAATAGCGACACTTTAACTACAGAAGCTGGAGATGTATTGGTTGTTGACGAAGCTGTTTGACACCTATTAGCTCTCCTAATAACTTTTTTTAACACAACTCAACCCACAACAAAGGATTATATATTATGTCTAGTTTGCTTACCCAATTGGGTCAAAAAACAAAAGTAGAGCTTGATAAGAAGCTTGCCCTCGCAGGAGGAACAATGACCGGAGCTTTGACGCTCTCAGGTGCTCCCACTGCTAATCTTCACGCTGCCACTAAGGCTTATGTAGATGGAGAAATCTCAACTGTTAGCTCCAGTGTTTCCACGAACGCCAGCAACATCTCCACTAACACAAGTAATATCTCGACTAACACCAGTAACATCAGCTCCCTTCAAACGGAAGTTAATGATACTCAATCAGGTGCTGGTCTTGGTACTGATGGTTCTTACACCGCTAACGGTTCGACCAACTATCTTGGTTCTGTAGCAAGTCTTAAAGCTGCTGACGAAGCTCTTGATACACAACTTAAAACGGTTGCTGACGCTGTTGCTTCTAACGATTCTGACATTTCTACCTTACAATCTAACGTAAGCAGCAATGACTCGGACATCAGCTCCCTTCAATCTGACGTTTCAACTGCTCAGTCTGACATCACCACTCTTCAATCGAACGTTTCTTCGAATGATAGTGACATCTCTTCCTTGCAGTCCGACGTATCCGCTAACACTTCTGCTATCAGCAGCAACGACAGCGACATCTCTGCTCTGCAAACTCAAGCTGGTTCCCTCGCTTCTGACGGTAACTCTGCTTCGTTCAGTGGTAACATCTCGGCTGCCAACGCTACATTCAGCGGTAACTTGACTGTTAATGGTACTACGACTTCCGTAAACACCACTAACATCGATGTTACTGACAGCATCATGAACCTTTCTAAAGGTGCAGGTTCCGGAACCAATGCTTCCAATGACGGAGGTTTTGTTGTTGAGCGTGGTTCTTCCGAAAGCAATGTTGCTTTTATCTGGGACGAAGGAGACGACAAGTTCAAGGTTCTCTCTACTTCCGCAACTGCTGCTGCTACTG